ATCAAAAGAAAAGAATCCATTGTTACCCATCCAATATGCAACACCATCAATTTCTATAGCTGCATTCTTACCTATCAATCCACAGTTTGTACCAACCTGTTCAAAACCAAATGTAAATGGTGCACCCACAAACTTCATTGCATACAACGCATTATCAGTCCACACTAGAATATTTTCTTTTGCAACTAACGCACCCATAATTTTTGTGCCATCTTGTAATCTTTGTGTACCTGCAGTGTTAGTTGCTTCAGGTGTATAATTATTTATATCTTCATCAACAGAGAATCTTATAAACATATCGTCTTGTGTTGTAGGTGTGCCTATTGTTACTTCTGTACCAAAATGAATTAAGTGACGTGTTGTTGGAGATATAAGTGTAACTCTAGTTGCAGTTGGATTGTTTGTTGTTTCGAAGCCTGATGTATTTGTTGCAGCTCTATTACCTGTTGGGTTTGCAGCCCCTGCGTTCCAAGTAAATGTTTTACCATTTGCAATCGTAGCAATTAATACTTCTCCAAAATTACTTAATGACCAAAGACCTGGTTCAAGTGTTACAGTTGATGCTTGTACTGCACTACCAAAACCTGAAAACAATGTTGCGTTTTGAGTTACCGCACCACTACTATGGGCTTGTCCATTTGAAGTACCAGCAGTTGCTGTTCCATTAGCACCTCTAGTGATACCTAAAAATTGTGTAGAACTTTTTGATGTATATGTAATTAACTCACTATCAACTAAAATAGTTCCAGCAGCATCAAAACCAGTTGTAGAAGTTACAGTAACCGCGGTCCCCGATCCACCGGTACCAGCAGTATCCGCGTTCAACGATCCATTTAACGTTGTTTGTGCAACACCCGTAATTGTTCCACCATAGTTTCCAATACCAAAACCATAACCATAAGATTGAGCAGCAGGACCTACCACCTCATATGGAGTAATAGTTACAGATCCACCACTAGATGCTGAACCTGCAGTGGCTGCTTGTATAGTTAAAGTCGTAGAACTTGGAACTGATAAAACTTGAAAATTAGTATTATCAAAAGTTGCCGTGGTTACACCAGTGGTGCTACCTGGTAAAGTTGTTGCGCTTAATCTAATTATATCTCCAACAGCGATCCCGTGATCGGCAGATGTCGTAAGAGTTACGGTTGTTGTTCCGTTAAAAGTAAACGTTGCACCTGTAATTGCAGTTGCAAGAGGTGTTATATCAAATAGTTGACCTTCAAAATATAAAAGTAAAAATTTATCTGTGCCAATAGCTACATATCTATTGCCATCAGTATCAACAAAAGCGTGTTGTTTTCTAGCTACTCCTACAATTGTATCAGTTAAAAGAGATTGCCAACCACCGACTTTTTCTGGTAGGCCATATCTAAATCTTACATTATCTGAGTCAACCCAACGCCCTTCTGCTCCAACTGAGGTATCTTGTTTATCGATTCCAGGAGCAAACTTAATTTTCGTAAGCACTGATTACTCCTATGTTGTTTGGTTGGTGTATCTTAATTTAATCGATTGATTGTTAGATGTTAAATCTAAATTAGATGCAGCACCTCTTATTGGTTGACCGTTTCTATCTACAACCACTTTGTTTGAACCAAATCCTCCAGTTGCTGATACATCCATAATACTAACTTCATCACCCATACTCGGACTAGCCGGTAGTGTAATGGTAACTTGGGCTGCAGCTGTATCTATTAATAAGTTATCACCAGCTACTGCAGTGTATGCAGTAATAGAACTAGATGTAATTGCAAAATTACCTTTTTGTAAAATATCTAATCTTGCATCTGTACCATTTGAGTGAATTAACATTGTAGATCCAACAGGGACAGCTATTGGATTTGATGATCCAGCTGTTTTAATACTTAATGTATATTTATTTGCTGTAGTTCTATCTGTTGCATCTTGAATGACATATAATCTTGTAGCTGTACCACCTGTTGTAGATGCAGGTATAATTAAACTAATATTAGCTGTCATTGTGCCGGTAAGTTTTAAATAAATATTTTTACCATTTGATGTTGCACCATCTGATAAAAGTAAAGTAACATCTGAACCAGATGTCATAGCAACATCAACCACACCTGATGTTGATTGTTGTAATACTTGTAAATTAGTATTTGTAATTGTTCCCCATAGACCAGCTTTTTCGCCGGTTGCTACAAGTTCTAATGCTAAATCTGTTGAAAATGTTGATGCCATATTAGTACGGTTTTATTGGTGTCCAAACCATTGTTGCTCCTGGTATAATTTCATTCCACGTAATAATCCCCACTTCGCCTGTTCCTAATGTCATAGCGGTAGCAGGTGCTTCTATACTCGCAGTTCCAGTAATAGTAACAGATCCAGTACGTATAATCAAGTTGTTTCCAGATGCTTCTATATTAGCGTCTGCAGAAACTGTAACGTTCCCCGTTCCTAAAACCAATGGTGTTTTAGGTGCTTCAAGATTTACTGTACCAACTATTGTTACTGTTCCAGTGCCGAGTGTTAATTGATTACCAACTATGGTTTCTGTGACTGAATCAGCTGTAATATTAGGATTACCAACATTAGCTATTAAATTATTACCTGTAACAGCAATAGTTACTACATTATCTTTTCCAACTTGAGAGATGGGAAATTGTGATATTGCGTCAAAACCTAAATTCATAAATGTCCTTAAAAGGAGACAGGGGGTATGTGGTGGTGCCCTGCCTCCATCTAAGAATTATATCATCGTTTAAACCAAGAAGGAAGACCTAAATGCGGACGCTTATCAAACATATTATCTTTAGCGCCCGGTGTCTTACGATTATTATAATGCAAAAAAACCTGTACGCATTCTTTGCCTTTAAATTTTTCTCTCCAATGTTCTAGCTCACAGCCAGAATAAACCAACATATCTCCTGGTTTTAAATCTATTTTAACACCTTTTTTACCAGTCTCTCCAGATGGCTCTAAATATATAGGCCAGTCGTCGCCACCAAGATTCATAGTAGTAGATATTTCACAACTAAATCTATCTTTATGTCTTTTAAGTTCATCACCTTTTTTATAAATTCTTGCATAAGTATAAGCTGGATATAATTTTAAACCTGTTGCCTTTTCCATATCTGGTTGACATTTAAGTAATAAAGTTTCCATAGCCATATTAGCATATTGAGAATATGTGTTTGGTATCTGTTCGTTTTCAGCTTCATAGTGACCTATAATATTTTCAAATGGTGAAAAGTATCTTGCTTGTCTACAAGTATCATAAACTTGTTTTTGCATACAAAAATAATTTCTAATAAAAGTTGCTAGGTCTTTTGATATTGCTTGACGAATAACTGTGTATTTTTTCTTTTTAAACATCTTTAGCCATTCCTTTCGGTACAGCTTGTATATTCCAATGTATAAATCTAAATGGTTCTTTACCAAAGTCTACTGCAAATTCGTGTTCTAAATATCCTGGAAATATAATTAATGTTCCTGGTTTTGGTTTAAGATGAAATTGTTCGTGACCTGGCCACACACCTTTTATATTTGGTTTCATATGTAATTTAGTTGTTCTTGCACCAGTTCTAGGTTCGTGAAAAATTGGATATGATGTTTTATCACTAGCTTTTAAAAAATAAAAACCCGATACGTGTTGATTCCAATGTATGTGTGCTGAATGATGTCCACCACCCTTTTTAGCAAACTCTTGCACCCACATCTCACTAAACATAGTTGTGTATTGTTGCATATCATAACCTTGGTGGTCTAAATACTCCCAAGACTTTTGACCAATATAATTTCTAAAATCTAAAAAATCATTGTCAGCTGTTAATGGTATAGAATGATATGATCTTCCAAAGTCACCGTGTTTTTTTATAAATTCTTTTTCTCTTTTACGAGCATCAGAAATATATTTATTACTTGCTTTGTTTAAAGATTTAACAAACTCTGGTTTTTCTTCACTCCATATTACAGTTGGAAAATAACTATTTATAAACATTATCTAAAAGGCCTTCCTAAATGCCATACCACAAGACTATATCTTGTGCCTGATGTTACTGGTTTAACTCTATGCCACACAAATGAAGGAAATACAATAATAGAACCTTTAGGTAATATCTCTTTACATTGCACTCTATGTATTGATTCGTCTCTCATATGTGGATCATAGTTTCTAAAATCAAATTCTAGTTCACCACCTTGATATTCTGATCCATCTGTTAATTGACAAGTCATAGATAATTTTCTAATTTTACCGTGATCTGGTGTATTTGGTTTATCATAAGGTTTATCCCAACTATCACAATGCCAATCATAATATTGATTTAGTTTATATTTTGTAAATTGACAGGACTCACTTCTTTCCCAATCAAAATTCCAACCAGCCATCTCATTTGCTTTATGTACATACGGATGTAATTCTTTATAAATCCACGTATCATTAAGCCATACTAAATCTGATTTTCTTTTACGCTGCATATTTTTAACTTCATCTTCTTTTAATTTTCTATCACCATAACCACCAGTTCTAGCCATTACTTCTTTTTGTTTATTAGCATAAGCTATGACATCATCACAAAATCTAGGTGTAAGCACACCACTAAAATACCAATAGTAATTAGATATATTCATAAATTATCGTTTGCACAAAGTTTAAACTATCCTTTTGATTGTTGGTTATGTAATACATACAAGTTGATGGAAATATAATAAATTTATTATTTGTAAGTTTTATGTCCCAAGATCTACCTTTACGTCTATTGTCATCGTAATGTATCCGAACACTACAATCTTTAACTTTGACACCATACAATAATGTAAAGTCTGGTGAATTACGTAAATCTACTGGATCAATATTAAGTAACGGGATTGTGGTTTCCGCAGGTTTATACATATTACCCCACGTTTCTTTATTAATTAAATTAACATCGTAATTGACATTAACGTGCTCTCGTACATAGCTATTTAACATATCCCAATTTCGTGAAAATGGAAAAGGTGAATCTGTTATGTTTGATTTTAAAATGTTTTCTTGTAATTTATCTCGGTCAATCTCCCAATCTTTAGGCATTGCCACATCACCATAATATAATGCTATTTCAGATAATACTTTCTTTTGCATACCACATACCTTTTTAATTTATGCTGCTGTGTCTGTCAAGTCCCAGGACTGGCCTTCTTCATTCCAAAGATAAATCCATCTGTTAGTGCCAGCTTCATTTTGTGATTGTTGTTCTGCAGTTAATGCAGGGGCACCACCAATCGGTGATTGCCAAGTTGCAGTTGTAATATCTTTTACCCAAGATGCGTGTGGTTTTTTAGGCCAAAAGATTTGATTATCTTCATCCCAAGTATGACCTATACCTGCATAGTTTCCTCTAAATGCTTTTGAGTTATCACCTGATGAGTGTGTATTGTTTATTGTATTATAAGACGTTTGAATCCACATTTCTGCAGGCCAGTTGTTGTGTGTTTGTAACCACTGTTGACCTACTGTTTCGTCTTCAACACCATCAGCATTTAACATCTTATCATTGTCCATTGTAAGAACAGCAATAACTTTTCCGTTAGCTCCTAGTTTTGCAAAATGTGCCATAATGTTTCTCCTTATATATTAATTTTAATTATCATTCAACTATGCAATTTTATATCTTATTACTACTACACCAGATCCGCCTGTTGCTCCTGCAACCGGTGTTCCTGTATTAGCAGTTGAACTACCACCTGCTCCACCACCCGTATTATCAGTTCCATTTGATCCAGCCGCATTTGCATTTGGAGGTCCACCTGCTCCACCACCACCAGGACCACCAGCTCCTGGAGTGCCTCCTTGATAAGTTCCACCACCTCCGCCTCCAGCATAAGTTGTATTAGAACCACTAATACCTGTCGTTGCTCCATCGCCACCAGCACCTCCTGCTGTGGGACCACTATTTCCTCCAGTAGTGGTTGCTCCTCCACCGCCACCAGCTGCAAAATTTGGTGAACCTGTATTTGTGCTGCCACCATCTTTTCCTTGAGCTGGATTAGTTGGTGGAGTATTACCTGTTCCTCCAGTAAATGGAGGACTACCTGTTTGACCTGATCCTCCACCTGATCCTCCAGGTAAACCAGGTTGAAAATTTGGGCCTGCCGCAGCTCCGCCTCCACCACCACCTGCAGATATGATTGTTGAAAATTGTGAATTGGTTCCGTTTGTTCCTTTTGCTGCTGATGGGGCCGGTCCACCAGGACCACCACCTCCTACTGTTATTGGAAAAGCAGTAGCTGTTACTGTTATAGCTCCAGCACCTTCTAAAGGACTAGCTGTATAAGGTGTTGTTGGAGATTTATCTTCTCTAAAACCACCTGCGCCAGCACCACCAGTACCACCATTTCCTGATATTTGAGTTCCTGCTCCTCCACCTCCAGCAACAACTAAATATGAAACTTGATTGTTAGCAGGTGCAGTTGCAAGAGCTGATACACAAAAAGTGCCCGGACCTGTAAACGTATGTACTTTACACGCTCCACAATTTACTGTGGTTACTGTTCCTCCAGTAGCTGTTATAAAAGAATTTCCTATCTCTGTGTCTTCTGCATTTTGAACATTAATCCAACCTTTTGTAGAATCAACATATACAAAAGTTGCTGCTTGACCATTAACTGATAGTCTAGCATCATCTGCTACACCACCTATTTTTTCTGAACCATTTGGTGATATTGTTAAATTGTATGTTTCAAAATTTCTTGCATAATCAGCAAAAGCAACAACAGCGCCAGGACTTCCTGCTGGTAAGTTTGCTGTAATTGCACTGCTTTGATTTATAAAATATCCTTCACCACTTGCAGCAGTAAACGTAGCTGTTTTTGGAGTTGTCTGCCAAGATAGTAATGCGGTGTCTCCTACAGTTACCGCTGTGCCTGATCTTGGACTAATTTTATTTACTTTTAATTCACTCATAATTAACTTTTAAATTTGTACCTTATTATTACTATACCAGAGCCACCAGCGCCACCCATTCCTGGATTACCATAACCACCACCACCGCCACCACCAGTATTAACTGTGCCTGCGCAAGTTCTACCCTCTGGTGTACTTCCTCCAGCTGCACCACCACCTGCTCCTCCGGCTCCACCGCCTACAGGGACGTGATTTGAACCACCACCTCCACCGCCGCCTGCTCTAGCAGTTGGGGTACCATTAATTGAAGATGATACTCCAGGACCACCTGCACCTGAAACAGAAGGAGTAGAATCAGCACCTGGTCCTCCAGCTGCACCACCGCCAGCAGTTGTATAAGGTGATCCTCCACTAGTTCCATTATTACCACCTGGATTACCTTGAGGTGGCGTTACTGATGGAGTATTACCAGCTCTACACGCAACATTTAATAAATTATAACTTGCACCTCCACCAGAACCACCATTTTGTACTGGTGCAGAAGCATTACCTTGTCCAGCACCTCCACCACCTCCGGCTGCTACAATTGTTGAAAAATTTGAATTAGTACCTTTAGAGCCCATAGCATTTCCACAAGGATTAGGGTTTGTATCAGTAGCTGGTTGTGGTCCTCCTCCACCTACTTCTACTGGATAAGAAGTGGGACCTGCAGTTACTGTAATTCTATTTCCTGGAGTTCCATATCCATCTAAAGGACTCGCCGTATAGGGTGTTACTGGACTTTTAACTTCTCTATATCCACCAGCACCGCCACCACCACCATAACGACCACCACCTGATCCTCCACCTCCTACGACTACATAAGAAACTACATTATTTGCTGCAGTAGATGCTATTTGTGATACTACAAAACTACCGGGACCTGTAAAAGTATGAATTTTGCAACTACCACATTCTGTAACTGTTCCACCTGTTGCTGTTACAAAAGCTGCACCAGAAATACTTGATGAATCATCTTGTGTTGCTAGCCATCCTTGAGTTGCATCTACATAAACTAAAACAATAGAGGCTCCATCGGTGTTTACAGTGACATTAGCACCACTTCCTCCATTAATAGGAGATCCATTTCTATCAATTGTTAAATTAGCTGTTGCAAAATTGTTGTTATAATCTTTTACAGCAACAATATCTCCAGCGTTCGGTGACGCCGGCAGTGTCATTGTTACTGCTCCTGAAGCGGCAGTATCTACAAAATAACCCTCACCATTGACTGCTGTAAAAGCAAGTGTTTTTTTAGTTGTTTGCCAATTTACTGAACCTGATCTTCCAAAACCTGTTTGACTTGCACCTGATGCTAAAGCAACAGTTTTACCACATCCACCTACAGTTAATGTAGATCCTGATTCGGTTGTTATTGTATTTACTTTAATTGTACTTGTCATAATTATGCAATTTTATATCTTATTATTACTATTCCACTACCACCATTTGCTCCTGCTCCGTTAGAAAAATACCCGCCACCACCGCCACCACCGCCAGTGTTGCAACCTCCAGCTGTTCCTACTCCTGGATTGTTACCAGGTCCACCTGCTCCTCCTCCACCAGAGCCACCTGCTCCTTGATTACATCCAGCATAAACACTTCCACCTCCACCACCAGCTCTTGTAACAGAAGATCCGTTGATCGAAGTTGCTACTCCAGCACCACCTGCACCACCTGCACTTGAAGATGAAGCTCCGCCGGCAGCACCAGCTCCACCGCCACCTGAACCTCCAAAAGCTGGAGGACCATTAGGGTTTGCTGAAGCACCTCCCGGTTGTCCTTGTGGTGGAGTTGTAGAAGGTGTGTTACCAGCTTTAGCTGATTGTCCACTTGCTGCACTACCATTACCATTACCACCACCAGATCCACCTGTTGCTCCAGCTACGGAGCCGTGAGAACCAGCACCACCACCTCCGGCTGATATAATTGTTGAAAAATTTGAATTAGTTCCAGTAGTACCTGGAGCTATTGCTGGACCTATAGGGGATCCACTACCAGGTCCTCCACCACCAACTTGTACTGGAAAAGCTGTTGCTGTAACTGTAATTATATTTCCTGGTGTTGAATAACCATCTAAAGGACTTGCAGTGTATGGAGTTGTTGGAGCTTTTACTTCTCTAAAACCTCCAGCTCCGCCACCGCCACCACCTTGGCCTCCACCACCTCCTCCAGCTACCACTAAATAAGAAACTTCATTATTTGCAGGAGTTCCAGAAATAGCACTTACACAAAAAGTTCCTGGTCCTGTAAAAGTGTGAACTTTACAAGCACCACAATTAACTGTTGATACAGTTCCTCCTGTTGCACTTATAAAAGAAGGTCTTGGTAGATCTGCGTTTGTAGCAGCTTCTACTGGTTGCCATCCTTGTGTAGCATCTCCGTAAACTAAAATAACTGATTGACCTTCTACAGATATGGTTGCATCAACTGTGCCACCTACAATATTAGATCCATTTCTACCAACTATTAAATTACTAGTTTGAAAAGTTCCTGCATAATCTTTAAATGCCACAATATCTCCAGCACTTGGAGAGGCAGGGAGCGTCATTGTAATTTGTCCTGATGTGGTGTTTATAAAATATCCTTCACCAGATACTGCTGTAAAATCACCAGTTTTAATACTTGTTTGCCAATCAACAGCACCTGTTCTACCAAAACCTGTTTGACTAGCACCAGTTCCTAATTGTACAGTAGTTCCAGAACCACCAATTGTAAGGGTAGAACCATTTTGTTTATCAATTTCATTTACTTCTACTTTTGACATTATACTATTACTAAAGTCCCTGTTACTGTTATAGTTGCAGGAATCGTAATAGGTCCTGCAAGAACTGCACTATCTATTGTTTGAGTTCCGTCAATCGTTGACGCTTGATTTTTTATAAATTCATCTGGAGATGTTTGACCTCCAATGTATTGA